ACTCCCGGAGCACTGGAAGTGTTACCTTCGTTTGTATATACGTACTTTGTATCGTATGTGCGCACGGATCCGATGTGCGCGCCGTTCCGGAAGATGATCAGCGCGCCTTTCTTTGGTGTCTTCTTCCATGTGCCGTTTGCTTTTGCATGCCTGGTTACGCTCTGGCAGTTGTAGAAGCCACCGCCCATGATTTCCAGTGCTTTTTTCAGTCCAAATACTTTTATCAGTTTCCAGAACTGATATACTGAGCACCATGGCTGTCCCTGACATCCCGGCTGGCCTAAGTTATTGATATCACGGGCAAACAGCGTGTAATTGTTGTAGCCTGCATTACGCTGGAAATCATCCAGATATGCAAGTGTACCTTTTTCCAGATACGGTTTACCAGTTCCTTCACCGGCATAAAAATCACCGAGGTCATTAAATTTCTGCAGTTTTGTTTTTGTTGCCACCGTTGTTTCCTCCTTCTTTGGTTCTGCTTTTGTTTCTGCGTAATCTTTATAGAAAACATTCCGGTCTACTTTTGTGGAGATTCCCGGAATCGTTGCTTTACTGGAATACTGCCATCCAATTCCAAAATCCGGCCGGAGTCTTTCCTGCAGGGTTCCGTTGTCATTCGCCGGATAGCGGGCAATCCAGAAGTCATGTTTTTTCAGATGACTACAGATTACATTTACATACCAGTCTACATTACAGTAGATCGCAAACTTGTACCCTGCTGCCTCAATGATCTTCCGGAAAGCATCAGTCATCTTGTGGATGCTCTCTGCTCCAAATGTTCTCTGGTTGTGATATTCCAGATCGAGGAATACCGGGAACTGGATCTTCCGTCCGTTCAGAGTTGAGACTACCTTACGGGCTTCGCTCTGGATCTCCGCGATAGTCATAGCATAGGAATATTTGTACACTCCAACAGGGATCTTGTGTTTATTGCATCCGGTCAGGTTTGCTTCAAAATATTTATCTACTATGTTTCCTGCTTCTGTAATCCGGAGAATAGCGAAACCCATACCATAATCAGCTACCTTTTTCCAGTCGATCTTGCCCTGCCATGCAGAGACATCAATACCTTTTATTTCCATATCTGCCTCCATTAAAAAAAGAGGACGATCACTCGTCCCCTGAATCTTTGTATTTTGTTCTGTCCCAGATCGATTTTACTTTTTCCCATCCACCGGTTGCCACCAGATATACAATGAATGCGGCAACTACAGAAGCAATAATATAATACCAGGTAATCACCATCTTATAATATGTACATAAAATCACCAATGCCATCGGACACAGGATCAGTGATGTGACCAGAGCCACAATACTTGTAGGAATCTGGTTAAGTCCCGGAAGCTCCTTGATCACCTGCACGATAATCGATACCAGAAACGCAAGCACACCGATCAGTGCCAGTCCATAGGTTACATACTGCATCATTACATTTACATCCATGTCTTATTCTCCTTTTCTTTTAATATGTAATTCTTCAATTTCCTGTTTCATTTTTGTTACCATGCCATTCCCGCCCAGTGCATGATAGGCATCATACATTTCGCAAAAGTTCTGGTAAGCATAGGAAGGAATATCTCCTAATTCCATGTACTTTGCATGATACTCAATCAATTGTGTACGTAACAGGAGCATGGTACCTTTGCTGTTTGCATCCCGGTCTTTTTTCTGATTCTTTAAGAGCCAAACGATATAGCCCAAAAGTACCGGTAATACAATAGTATATGTCTGCATGAGTATTTCTTTCACTTTTTCACTCTTTCTCCGGCTACGCCGGCGCAAATTAAACAATTTATTTTTTAACATACAATGCTGTTACATAGCAGTTTGCCGACGCTGTGGCAGTCGTAGGTGCCGAAATGTCTCGTACATTAAGTGATAAATTATTTCCACTTACTGTATATCCAGTCGTAGTTAAATAACTACTCGCGAAACTGCATCGCACAATTCCTAAAAGTGTATAACCATCTAATGCAGCACTGATATTTACAGTCGCAATACCACTTTTCAGAGTTATTTTTTGAGTAAAATTTTTAATAGTAACATAATCATTCATTTTCGTGTTTAGTGCATTAATCCCCAGTTTCTCCTTCAGCCAAGTGATCAGCTGCGACACTTTCGTTTTTTTCATTACATTCCCCGTCGCATTAAGGAAATAATCTGTATCTGCCGGTTCTGCACTTTCCGGAAAATTTTCAATCTTTTTTGATTTCAGTTCATCTACCATCTGTTAATCCTCCTCTGTCTCAATCAATTCACCATCATCATCAACTACCAATATATTGTCACCATCCTGCATGACCACCGTGTCCCTCTGTACATCAATATAGGAGCCGTCACTGTCTACCAGCAGATAATCGTCATAATCTGACAATAAACAAATATTCTTATGGATCTCTACTGATATTTTAAGGCTTGCCCCGGCAGCAACCGGGTTTGGGATTAAGCTGACATCCACTATCTTAATATTTGCCGCCATCCCATCACCCCGCCTTTATCTTTACATTGTCAACCCACGTTTCACCCGCGATCTCATAGATGTACTTGAATCTGTATGTTCCTGTCTTTTGCGGCTGGATAAATGCTGACAGCTCATGCGCACTGACCTCGCATTCGCCAGAGTCTTCCAATATCTCCTCACCGTCATCATCCCTGTAATACAGCTCCCACTGGGCATTGTCTATTGAAAAAGGAAGATCCGCATCACATTTCGGCTTTACAACCGCGCGAAGGTATCTGGCCTCCGGAAAATCAAACGTGACTTCTGCTACATATGACACTCTCAATCTGATACCCTCCTTCCTGCACAGATCCTGCAAACTGCTCTTCTATAATCTCTGTGCAGTATTTTATTTTTTCACAGCCAACCTGCGCAGACATTTCATTCAACATTACCACTGCCTGTAGTTCATGCCCCGAGATCACAAACAATGCGCTACAACGGAAAGTTATGTTTCCACCATCATCCTCCGCGAATATTTCCGCAGTGTATTTCCCGTCATCATTCCAGGGGACATCTATCTGCCAGATGTCCCCATGGTCATGATAAAAGGTGATATCTACGCCATCAGCCTTGCCGTAGACCTTTGACACCATATCAGTCTGTTACTTCTACACTGATGACAAATGTCTTGCCGGCATCAACAGGATTCGGGGTAAGTGTGATACTCTTGATTGTCGGCGGTGTGGTATCCAGTTTGACGGTTCTTGTGATCGTTGTGGTTTTTCCAGCGGAATCTCTGGCAACGATCGTGATCGTGTTGCTTCCTGCTGCCAGTGTAAGGGCTTTGGAGAAGCTTCCGTCGGATCCTACTGTCACAGCCTCGGCACTGCCGCTGTTAAGCTTGATCGTTACTGTAACCGGACTGGAAGTAACATCGTTGGTAATACCTTTGACTGTGCATGCCGCCTGATTTGTAACAAGATCATCAACCGGTGAAGTAATGGACAGTGTCGGCGGTACTGTATCGATCTTGAATGTAACGGATTTCTGGACTGCTGCATTGCCGTCATAATCAGCTGCATCAATCTTGACCGTATGGCTTCCGTCAGACAGGGCTGAACCTGGTGTGTATGTACATTCGTAACCACCTGATACTGCTTTCTTTGTGATGGAATCTCCGGTAATTTTCGAACCGGAATCGATCGTAACCCCAATGGTCTCCGGATTGACACCTGAATCATCATCTGTGATCTTAAATGTGATCGCAGGCTTACTGTTGATAATGTAACTTCCTGCTGTCGGTGCTGTGATCGCAATGACCGGTGCGACTTTTTCTTTAACTTGCAGCTTAAGGGAACTGCCAAGCGTTGCATCTGAATCTGTTTTTGTAGTGGTATTCCCGGCATCATCTGTTGCTTTTACAGTGACCGGATAATAGTGCCCGCTTAATGTATAGCTGGATTTACCGGGTGCTGTGATCGTTGCTTCATATTTCCCTGTACTGCTGTTCAGGGTAAGGTTGTATGTCTGGCCATTAATCACGGCCTGTACTGTTTTTACTGACATATTATTTTCCTTTCTGTGTCTGATTTTTTAGTTACCGTTTCTATTTTCCCTACGGGGGAATCCCAGACCTGCTCATGGGTCTACTCCGTAGATACGACATTTTTAAGCAGTTCCAGTACTTTTTCCATTTTTTCTTCAAGTGCTGTTACCCTCGTGTTATCCATAAGACCCTCACACTTTTTCACAGCTTCAAGAGCCTTTTCTGCTGCCTCATTGGCTGCTCCTGCCGCATTCTGTGCATTTGCTGTCGCAAGCTCAGCATCAGATTTTGCAAGGATTGTTCCTTTTGCCGCATCCTGTGCCGCTTTTGTAGCTTCTTTGCAGGCTTCCAGTGCCGTACCGGTCTTTTTATCAATATGCCTGTCAATGACCTCTTTACAGGAAGCGTCCACGTTCTCAACCATATCCTCATAAGTTGCCATCCGCTTTACATCACCCGGGGAAAAGCATCCGTAAATTGCCCTGCCGTCACTGGCATGTGGATCCCCTTCTGTCACTACAGCAATTTCACCGGTACGAAGTTTCTGAGGATCAAATTTGTTGTACGGACCATGCCGCATTGTTATCGCCATGTTACCCTCCTTTTAAACTGTCTCATGAACCAGCATTCCATCTATGAATGTTAATTTTGTGGACTTAACAGTTGAACCGCTTACATCCGTTACCACAGTTACTGTTTTCGTGGTGCCTTTGTAATACGTGCTGCCCTTTTTAGGTGTAAAATTAATTTCATTTGCAAATATCTGATCTGTTGTAATACCATCCTTATATATTCTCGTATAAGGATCATCAGTAAAAATATCATCCGGTGAATCATTTGCATTAATAGACTTATTACTGTAGATCTTCATTTTTGCGGCACTCAGTCCCTCACTTGAAATATCCCATCCTGCAATATTTCCTGTCTGGGAATCCAATCTGCCTGAAAAAGTACCGCTGGCACCGGTTATGTCCCCGGAAAACTTCCCTGACTGTGCAACAATACCGTTTCTGTCCCACTGGCCGATTAACTTTCCATTTTCATCAAAAACTTTCAGGACACCATTTCCATTTCCTTTTCCACCAAGACTTAATATTCCGCCATAAGCCCAGTCCCAGTGGATGCCGATCACGGAAAGGATATTGAGAGCTGCATTGCCGTTACTGTCGAATCCTGCTTTCCAGACTGTAGTGGAATCTTTGCCGGTGTAGCTTCTCGTTACGAAGAAACCATCAATACCGGATTTATATACTATCTTTGATTCGGATAATTTCGGTTTGTCATGCCGGTACACGATCACGGAACCGTCGTCCTGGATGATTTTTGTCTCGTGGAAACCTAAGGTGTTGGCAGCGAGTTGACTCATCTGCTGCACAATGAGATCATAATTGGATAACGTATTCTCTGTCTCCTTGCGCATCTTTGCAAGTGTCTGTTCTAGTTCTGTCGGCCGTTGTGATTCTGTCTTTTTCGGAGATTCCGCATCGCATAAAATCGACATATTATCATCAGGATCAAAACTGAGATTGGTGACAAGTGCTGAATAACTCTTCGATGGTCCATCTGAAATATATGCTATATCTCCTGCCTCCACAGTTGGATTCGGCAGAGCCGATGCATCAAGCGGCCGGAATATCAGCCCGATAAGTTTTTTACCAAGGTATTCTGCAAAATTCGCGGCATTATCCTTTGTGATAAACGGATTTCCTGATATTTTCAGAACGTACCCTTCTTCACCATAAAATAATGTGTCTGCATTTTCAGTATTTTCTGTTTCGGCAGTCACCTGCACTCCACTGATGATCACATCTTCCACAGCAACATCCAGTGTGTCCAGCGTGTATATATGATGGAATGCATCCATATCTTCAAATGTTCCTGAGTTGTGTTCATAGCCTGTATTCCACGGCGAAAATGTTCCGCCATCAGCCTCATCACCTGATGAATAAGGACTGTCATCATCGAAAATGCCTCCATCCAGCAAAGTATTCTGTTCAAATACCTGCTGGTCAAACCAGTCAACGATAAGTTTTCCGTTGGCATCACATTTTGCAAACTTGCATATCATCTGCATTGCATACGAAAGTACCTGTCTGCATGTGATTCCGCTGTTGATCGGCCGTTTTGTAAGTTTCACATTATAGCCATCAAATCTTGCCGACTGCAGTACCACACCACAATACCTGCACAGATCGTTCACTATCGTTTGAATCGTCGCTGGATATGTAGTTGTTACTCCTGCATATTCTTTATCGAGCTTATGCATGTTATCGAGGCATTCCAATGTGATCAAGTCACCATCATACGATGTACTGTCAACCTCATAGACACCTTTTTGTATTTTTTCTATGCTTCCATCATCAAGTTCCATACCGATATAAGGTATGACCTGGGCTCTATCAAATACCCGTCTGGATAATTTTTCATCCTCATCGTACAGAACGACTGTCATTTTGTTAATAATGCAGCTCCCAATGGTAAACGCTCCACTCTCGGTGACTCCCTCATCAATCTTGAATCCGCCTTCCCATATGTTGGAATCGTCCAGATTCAACACCGTTCCATCAGCAAGGGTAATTGTCAGGTATAGCAGGAATCTTCCATATTTTATCTTTTCTTTAAATTCTTTCGAAACATTGATCATGTGTTACACCTCAACTATGTCAAAACTCAAGGTACCGTAACGTTCTCTGCCTTTTTTCCACCATTTAACTTCTGTTTCCATATCTCCGGTATAAAACTCTTTGGTTACGTTTTTCCCCTCCATAGGATCCCAGTATTTCACCCACACATATTCAGGCTTAAAAGCTGATAAGATTTCGTGGACCATTGCTTTTGATAACTGTTTCCAACCCAGGCTCAGGGTTCTTTTTTCTGCGCCTTTATTTTTATGCATTCGATAATCTCTGGTTCTTCCGGCATTGCTTTTGCTTATGTCGCTTTTCTTCCATTTAAACTGAGATGGGTATTTGAAGTTCCCATCTCCCGTAAGATCGATCACGTTCATCTACCCACCTCCTATATCGTTGCTACCACGTGATACCTGTTATCGTATTTTTTCTGTCCTTTTCGAACCACTTTATATAATGTTTCCGAATCTGCCTTAATCGTAAGGTTAACGATAACATCTTTATCCTTATCATTGTTCATGGATCCACTCATGTCAAAAGCTTCCACTACAGCTTCGAAGACACCTTTTTTGATACCTTCAATGATCTGGTTATTGTTGGCTACGGTATTCCTGCTTCCCATTCGGCCGACCATTTCAGGACCATTTTCTCTTGCGATGAACATTTCTCCATTTTCTGGAAAACCACCTTTTGCATACCAGTTCAGCCCGAAAGAAGGTGTGGAGAAACTTACCGGTCCCACGCTGTGCCTGTTCCATGATACAGAAACATGTGGAAGTGGAATATGGACAGAGCCGAAACCATTTGCAAAGCCCTGAATTGCATTTTTTCCTATCGAGAACAGATTAGGAATTGCTCTCGAAATCTTACTCGGAATGTTTCCCAGCGTGTCCGCAAACGAACTCCAATGATTGGAAAATCCATTTTTCATTCCACTGATAATATCATTACCTTTGGATGTAACCTTTTCCTTGATGTTTCCAATCTTAGTAAATACTTCATTCTTCATATTAGCAACATACTTCAGGAAACGGCTTTCTTTCACAGCTTCCCAGCCACTTTTCAGGCCTTGAATCGCATCGGAACCTTTGGATTTGATCCATGCTTTTGCATCACCGAGTTTTGCTTTTACTTTTCCCGGAAGTTGTCCGAACCAGCTCAACAGATCTGATAACTTGTTTTTTGCACCCTCAAGCAATCCTTCGATAATGTAGATGCCCTGCTGCCTCATTACGGTAGACGGGGAATGGATTCCGAAGGCATTCTTAAAGCCATTAATAAAAGGTGTAAATATGTTGTCCTTAATCCATGCCGCAATACCTTTTATTGCATCTGTGATTCCTTTGAAAATGCCGAGTACAACATTGCCGCCGCATTCTTCAATCTTGCCTTCGAAGTATTCTTTTGCACTGGTAAAGGCATCTCCAATCAGTCCGCCTATGAATGCTGCGAAACCACCGAATGCTGCTCCTATGGCTTCTGAAAGTCTGCTTACAATGCCTTTCCAGTCAATATTGACCAGAACTTCCCGGACTTTCTCTCCGACCTGCTGCCAATCGGTATTCTCGATTGCTACGATGATCGTATCAAGAATGCCCTTGACCGTATTGCTTATGGCCTGTCCTGCCAGCGCTGCATCAAAAGACTTAACCGCGCCATTTATGCCATCGGATATTGCCCTGCCAAGACTTTTCCAGTGAAAATTCTTTGCAAAGGTATTTACAAAACCAAATGCCGTATTGAGACCTTTTGCTATGGTACTTCCAACCAGTTTCCAGTTGGTTGTTTCCAGAAATCCATTAAGGAAAGTAGCAATACTCTTAGCGATCTTGTTGCAAGTGTTCTGGATCTTCTTCCACGGAATTTTTTCTAATGCAGCATTTAACTTCTCGCCAACTATCGAACCAAGTTCGGTGAAATCTGCATTTTTCCATGCGTCCTTGATAAGCTTTGCAAGATCTTTGAACTGGTTCGTGACCGTCGTGGTCTGGAACATGTTACTTGCATCACTGAGGCCACCGAGATTTCCTGCAGATGAACCTCCACCAGAAGAATCTGAGGATGAATCATCATCCATCTTATTGATCTGGTCGAACCCCATTATGGTCCGCTTGTATTTCTCTGTAGCTTTCGAAGCTTTGTCCGCATTGTTTGCATTATCCGCTAAACCGCTGGATGTACCGCTCAGGCTCTTTGCATAGTCCTGATTGAGCTTTTTCGCGGTGACAATGGTTGTTTTGCCGGTAAGCGCTCCAATGAGCTGTCCTACCGCATTTACTGCCCGGATAATCATCTGAACAAAGCTGTTCAGGATTGGTGCCACCACTTCCAGAATCGGTGCAAATGCAGCTGCAAGTGAATTTTTGAGCTGCGTCAGTGAAGACATCAACATGGATATACTGCTGTTGGTTGATCCGCTATACTGTGCCAGATTCTGGAATCCCTGTTTTGCTCCGTTAATTGCTCCGCGAATTACAAAACTTGCAAACATGAATTTTGCAGTCATACCAACTGTTTTCAGTATTCCTGCCAGGCCTTTTCCGGATGTTCCAAGACCATTGAAAGAAGACCGCGCTCTTTTCAAAGTTGGGATCCCGGATGAAAATTTTTGGATCAGGGCACCGAAAGCACCAGAAGACTTCTGGATTACACCGGATGCCAGTGATTTCACACCAGAGCCGACACCTTTGATGGCACCGCCGAAGCCCTTGACAGTCGCACCACCGATAACACTTTTGAGAGATATCGGACGCTGCCCAGCTTCTTTTGAATTCAACAAATTAGCCTTTACACGAGACAATTTTTCCATTTCAACGGTACATTTCTGAATCTCTCTCTGATTTTTAATCCACTCATCAGACCCATATGCAGTTCCTGCTGCCGTAAGTTCTGACATTTTCGTTTTATAACGGCCAAGCTTATCTTCTGCCGCCTGAATTTGCTTTGCCAATTTCTTAGCTGCCTGAGTAGGCTGCTCCATCTTTCCTTTAGACTCCAGAGACTGCATACTTTTTGCAAGATTTTCAATGTTCTTCTGAGTTTTCGCAATTTCCTCATCGAGATTAATCATTTTTCCATCTTGAGTTACATCTGACAGGCTTAAATTCTTTGCCATGCGTGCATTTTTTTCTTTTTGCAATGAAGTTAATCTGTCTCTCTCGTTCATCATTTGCTCATATGCATTTTGATATTTAGCTGTAAACTCGGTGCCATTTCCCGATTCATTTAATTCCTGCTGTTTCCGTTTCAGCTTATCCAATGCATTTTCAGCCTCTTTTGCTGACTGATATAAATTTCTGTACTTATCAGACATCCCCTGATTTTTTCCCATTTCAGAAAGAGCCTGTTCGTCTTGTAAAAGGGCATTTACTTTTTGCTGCAACTTATCCATAGAATTTTCAACATTCTGAAATTCTTCTGTCGGTACTTTTATTCCCGCTTTAATCTGAAACTCCTGCATTTTTCCTTTAAACCCCAGTTTCGGTGTAACAGAAGATACAACAGCTTTCACTTTCTGCATTGTGCTTCTTACAGATCTTAATGCCTGACTTTCATCTAACTTAAAAGCATTTTTAAAAACATCAGTTACCTTCTTTACCTCTGCCCGTGCTGAACCCAGCTCTTTTTTGAGGGATTTCGCATCACCTTCAATGGTGACTTTCATTTTTTTCAGATCTTCACTCACAACTCCACCTCCTTCCCATCAAAAATCCGCCGTAGCATTATTCATGTCTACGACGGTTAAATTCATTTATATATTCTCTTCGTTTCTCACTGTATTCCATCCACTGCCGTTCTTCTTCCGCCTTTTCATACATCTCCTGTTCTTTTTCGAACAGTTTCGGGTAGAAGTCCCATGGTTTCAGGAATGGTCTGCTGTTTTCATCAAACAGGGCTCCTACGTTGGCGGCTATTGCTTCTGCCAGTGTGCAGTTATCCTCTATTCGCTGTTTTCTTCTTTTCAGTTGTACACGGTATGCACTTTCTATCAGATCAATAATCTCTGCAAGTGAGGAGTTCCAGAATGTTTCTATGGAAATTCCCAGGTCAAGTGCTTCCGTGTACAGTTCACTCACAAAATCCGTTAGACGTTCTGCATCTCTTCCACCAGAACATCCGCCTGCTCCTGCGTAAAAAAACCGGATACCGCAAGTGTAGGAATAATTACCTTTGAGTACAGGTCCGTCTGGTTGCCGCCCTCTTTATCAGCCCAGTAATCATACAGGTTCTGAACCTTTGTGTAACTCATTCCATGCTCCCATGGTTCCATTGCAGCCTGAATGATCGTAAGCATCACAGAAAGTGGCGGAATATCATCTAACATATTCAGGATATTCTGACGATATTTGTTTTCCAACTTGCCAATCGTAGATGCTTTCAGTTTCAGGCGATAATCTCTGCCGTTTACTGTCCAGTAATGGAAAGGCTTGCGCTCCTTTTTCTCTGTCATCTCCACAACTTTTTCTTCTGTTGTTTCTTCTACAGTGTCTAATCCACCGATATCACTCATGTTGTTTTCTCCTCTCTGCCTTTTATGCCGGATCCGTATACTTAAATTCGGACTGAACCATCATAGTCAGTTCAAATTCAATAACACCATTCAGACTTCCGCCCGTACGTTTTACCGATACCTGCGCATCATATTCCGTAACGCTGCCATCTTTTAATTTATCCTGGAATGATAATACTTCTCCGCTTTCCGCTGCCGCCCTCATAACTCGATATGGACTGTCCGCTTTTGTGTTGTCATACTTAAATTTGTAAACCATATCCGGAAGATCACCCACACCCAGCTCATACATCTTATGTCCATCTGTAAGGCCGGAGTTTTCTACTTTTTCTGCCTCAATACCCATCTCAGGGATTTCCTTTAATCCCGGAAGATCTGTATATGTACTAGGTGAGCCAGCTTTTTTCTTATATCCCAGTGTTGCACCATTTGCTAACATTCTGTATTCCTCCTATCTCCAATATACTTCATCGGAATCCATGTCAATAATTCCTTCGTATCTCATCTGTTTATGTTTCATTCCTGAAGGATCCGGAACATCCTGACACTCAATCCTTTTCAGTCCCGTTTCCTTCATTGCCTCATCAACAGCCATAGCTGCCGCCGATGTGCTGTTACGATGCCATATATCAATTCTGTACCGGACAAGTGATTTATCCTCTCCAACAAGCTCGCCATGGGAACTGTGTTCATACACACTGTTCTGTTCTTCCGTATACTGAATTGTTACATCTTCCGCCCATGAGCGCGGATAAGCATCTGACACATTATCTGTGACACCGCACAGCGCTTTGTATACCTGATCTTTTATGTTTTTCATTTTGATACCTTTCCTATGTCTGCCTGAAAGCTTGCTTTCATATTCTTCAAAATCTTATCTTCATTATCATGAAGCGCCGGATACATAAACGGGTGTGCCGGCTGACCTGTGCACTGGTAGAATCTTCCCTGTGGAGTATCAATGTAAAACCAGCGATATTTTTCTGCAGTTCTGCGATCGACCTGACTTTCATGGATCCACCACGGGGATTGCGTGTATGCCGGTGTGACTTCCGGGGATATTCCGGCATGATCTGCCTGTCCTTTCGGACCAGTGCCAAATTCCACATATGGCGCGTACGCTCTGTTTGTCCAGCAGGTTCCAACAGCCCTATTGGCATCCCCCTCAACGTCTGCATATATGCTCTGCCGCAATTCTCCAGTATCTACGGGACAGTTCAAAACAGCCGCCGCGCGGACAGTCTGAATTGCATCGGCTACAGCCTGTTTCATATCCAGTTCTGATAGTTTTTTCAATGTCCTGTCAACATCATCTGTACCGCTCACACTCATATCTTTTCTACCTCTAAACTCAATATCCTGTATGGCTTGATGGAGATGATCCTGTAATCCGGTTTTTCATCTTTTCCAGCAAAGAGACATATTCCATCTGATTCCTGAATGTCTGTGCCATTCTCAAGAATATAATGCATTCTTCCCTTTTCATCTGGTTTCACTTCGTACTTTCCAGATATCCGCACATTGCGGATATAATTCAGACGTTCTCCATACTGTTGCACCTGTACCTTACCGGATGCCGGCCAGGATTCCCCCTCTACAGAAGAAGCAGTACCATATGATTCTCTGGTACTGCCCTCTCTATCCTTTCCAACTATACGCTTTTTGTGATAATACGTTTCAATCCTACTTCTTCGAAGCCTCAAAAGCCTTACCTCCCACTCGCGCAAGGCGAAATCTGTTCATAGTGTCGTAGATTTGTTTGGGAGCGTCATCAAAGGTATAATTCTCTCCACCCTCACTTCTCGCTTTTTCTCCCTCTGTTCCCATCCGGTTCAGTGCGATCACAGCAAGATCTCTGACCGCCTTTTCCAGACCGGTTACAATGTTTTTTCTGCCTGTGTAAGATTTGACAAATTCTTCCGCATCATCCAGTAAAAGTTCAATCAGATCTTCGTCCTTTTCTCCTGTTAAGGTTATGATTTTCTCAATGTCTCTTTCTTTTGCCATGTGATCACTCTTTCAGGATTTCAAGAAGATCTTTCTTAGCAAGAGCTGATACTCCTGACAGACCTTTCTCCTTTGCAATAGCTTTCAGCTCTTCAACAGTCATTTCATCCAGATTCTTTTTAGTCTTGTCAGAATCAGAAGGAGCAACTTTCGTTACTCCTTCCAACGGCTCAAAACCACTCTTCATAAGTTTTTCTGCTGTTGCTGCATTTTCTACGTCTATTTCGATATTAGCTCGAATTAATCTCATCATTCTGCCTCCTTGATATTCAGGAAAACAGAATCCAGTTTATTCTCCAGTACCCAGAGATCATGGAAACGTCTGTAATCCATCTGCCATGCATTCAGTTTCTGGTTGATGTTTGGATCAAAGATACGCATGATATCCTGTTTGGTTACTGCAATTGGTGTGGTAACCGGGCATACAAAGAAGTTCAGGCTCTTTGCAGTCGTTCCTTTCTCATATCCACCTTTTTCCTGTCCGGATGTTTTTCCATCATTGATCTTAATCACTGTGTACATACGGTTAGACGGTGTGGAAATGATCGGTACACCATCCACAGACGGTACCTGTGTCTGAATGCCGCCTTTAGAAAATGTAGCTGCCGTGATTTTTCCTGCAAGTTCCAGTTCAAGTTCCATGATAAAATCAGGTGTTGCCTGACACACCAGTGCACCGTTATATCCCTCTCGTACTGCTTTAATAGCTTCTTTCAGCTTACGCAGCGCAGAGGTTCCTGTTGCGCCCGGTGTATATCCACGTGCTACCATACCTGCTTTATTAGCCGTAATGGTCTCGGTTGCCAGCTTACTGATACGGTATGCATCAATTTCTGGCACAACCTGTGTTCGCTGAAATTCTCCCATAGCTGCTGCCGCTGTAGTTACAAAGTTGTTTTCGTTGACATCAATCGGATCCAGCTGGAAGAGACGGCCTCTGTCCTGTGTCATTTTCTTAGTTTCGTATTCCAGCGTAACGGATCCCTGCTGGTAGCCGTTATCACGGTCATAGTTTCCCATTCCCTGTATATTAATCTTAGGGATTTTAACCTCTGCGCCACCGTTATAGATCACCTGTCCGGCATTGGCATCCATCCAGCCTGTAGTTGCCTCTTGCACTGCGATCTGATCCAGTGTATTCTGAAATAATGTAGCTGTTGCTAAAGTATTAATTGGCATATTTTTTCACTCCTTTAAAATTGTCCCATCATTGCGTTATATACTTTCTGCTGCTGGGTCTTCTGTTCATCTGTTTCCGTTGCTTTCTTCGGCGGTTTTCCACCTTTCAGCTTTTCTTCCACTGCTGCCTCAACAGCTTTCTGGAATGCTGCTTTCACAGTCTCCATGGACTTTTTGCATGCATCGGCATCTGTGTAGTTCAGAACCTCAGCAAGTTCCTGTGGAAGGCCATCACCGGCAAGCGTGTTTCTTGCCTCCGCCATCAGTTCTTTTCGAGTAATCGCAGCTTCTCTTTCAGAAAGTTCTTTTTCTTTCTTCTGCTGCATATACTGTGCTTTCTCTTCTTTAGTCATTTTTGCAAGCTTCTCAGCCTCAGAAAGCTTATCATCCGTCAATGCCTGCCACTTCTCCTGTGCGTTTGTCACTGCCGTGTTAACCGCTTTCTGTACTCTCCGGTCAAATTCAGCCTGATTGCCTCCTGTTTTCAGGAAATCGTCAAAAGACTGTGGCTCATTGCCTTCATCTCCTGTTCCACTGGCTCCGCCGCCATTACCGCCCTCATCGCCGGTCCCAACACCGTCTCCTTCAGCAAATAATTGCAGATTCATCGGAACTTTGCAAAATGCTTTAAATACTTTGTTTCTCATTTCTTATCCTTTCCGCCCAGCCTATTCACTTTCGCGCCCGGGCCATTCGTCTCAGATTTATAGTTTTACGTCATTTCGGACATAAAAATAAGACGCTTCACCCCGCGTCTCACAGGGAGATAATCGGATCACCTATTCCTTCCCTTTACCTGTTGCCTTTTCTGTTGTTTTTTCAGTCTCATTTATGATCTCTGCAACTTTCTCATTCACCAGATGTTGTGCTCTTTCTTCATCTACATCAAAAATAGTGTCTACTTCAATGATTTTTTTTAATTTGACATCACTGTAGCGTTTAATACATCTTACCTTCACCGTTCTCACCTCCCTCCATTGCGCCGGCGCAAATTACTCTTCAATTCGATCAATGTTGTATTCTACAGCACAGGTATGTTCAATCTTACAGCCTCTGAACTCATTCCAGCCTTCTGCAAAATATGCCACATCTGCTGTAGACAGTAATTCCAGCGATTTTCCAAGAAACCACAGTGGTCTTGCATCTGCAGGTGCTGACTGAAAGAACGAATCAATCACTTCCACAGGTTCACCAATCATTTCTTCTGCGCTTTTGATTGCTTTTTCTCTCTCTGCAAGGATTTCCTCATCTGTTTTGCCCCTCATAGGCTGGCTGATAAATAATTTTTTCATCTTTTTCTGTCCTCTCTTTCATAAAAATGGGTATAAAAATACCACCGGCCATTTCTGACTGGTGGTATCAGTTGGTTTGATAATAAATATCGTCCCTTATTGATTCAAGCATATAAGTTTTCTCTGATGGTTCATGGTTTGCGTCCATCCAATATACCGATTCATCTTCCATGTACTCCATAAAATCAATGTATGTATCTACATCAATTTCAAAAGTCGTATCTTTCTGTGTTGACAATACTCTTTGTACCAATTCACTGTTCGGGTATTCTCTTTTTAAATATTCAATTTGTTTTTCGTTTAATTTAAACTTTTCCATTCTGAATACTCCTCAACAATCTTTCATTTGTTGGATTACACTGAATTAATATTCCTGTGTCTGGATCTACCGAAACTGTTGTTTTCTCTCCAATATATTTCTGACTTCTTCCACCTTGTGAATCTGTTCTTATTGCCCTGACAATCACCGGTTTCTCCAGAGCGTCCTGTATCCCTTCTACAGTTACTCCCGAACGTGGTCTTCCTGTTTTTGGATCTCTCATGGTTCCTATTACTCTCTCCATGAAATGTTTGCTCTGTCTGGTTACTGCCGTTCCCTCAGAAGTTTTTATACCAACAACCTTTTCATTGATTTCACCATAGATTTTCTGATAATTCTTAAATCCAGATAGCGGTGATATCATGCCATTCTTCACTGATCGGGCATAAGTTCTAAGAAGTTCCCATTCCTCAGGACTATTATACTTCATTTCCTGGAAGTCTGCAAAATCTTTCGGCATATCTTTGCCAAGGATCTCTCGATATTTATCGAACTGTTTTCGGTCACTGAATGCATTCTTTGCAGCTTTCTCCTGGGCTTCAGCCTTTGCATTTCCCTTGACATATTTCTGATACCATTCATCATACGTCATATTTGCAGGTACTTTCTCAGTACGTCCAGTTTCCGGATTGTAAGCCGCTCTTGTCATCCTGGACAACGTCTTATCATCGATGTCACTGATCGTGGTAGATCTGCACCACGGATGCATCGGCGGATAGTTCTTTCCAGCCTGTCTTTGCGACACCAGAAAGACTTTCCCATCCAGTTCCCGGCATATCTTACTGGTCCGCAAATCCAATGTAGCAACATACCGGTATTTCTTTATGCCGCATCCTTCATATGCCTGAGCTGTCAATTCTCCAGATAAGAAACAGCTCTCTGTCCTGATCAGTCGTCTTGCTTTGATTGCGCCGCCGCCAAACTTCTCAGTGATGACTGCTGCCGTTTCCCTGTCTGTCCTACCAGTCAGGAGACTTACCAGCAATTCATCTTTAACCATTTTTGCAAGATCGTCTGTATTCTTCCAGATGCGCTTCGAATAATGCTTTCCTGACCAGTTCATCCGCAATGCACGGTCAATCTGCTTTTGGTCGACATGAGAAAAGCTGAATCCCAAACCCGTTCTGCATTGTGTATTATATATCGTTCTGTAATAAGCGTTCTCGGCAAGCTGTTCAAAAAAACTTGTGTCAAACTGCTGTTCCTGCTGATATACATTCTGCATGACTGTATCGACCTGCTGCAGGAGAAGCTGTAATCTTTCAATCCTGGCTCTGTATGCCGGTGCTTCCAGTTCCCTGATCAGTTCCTGTTTATTCTCTCCGGAATCTTTATTTTTCAACTCCATAAGCAGATTCTGTATCGAATCCTTATCCTGCATACGATTCAGCAGATTCCATGCTTCTGTCTGGGACAATTTGTGCTTTGTCATATACTTCTCAAATATGTCCTGTGCGGCAAATATAATCTGAGAAGATGCTGATCTGTATATCCTTGCAATCAGATCTGCAGTTGCTTCTGCACCTTCCATCTGCTCATACATGTCCCATGCCGCACGGTTTTCCCAGTAATCACTCATCTACGTCTGTCGTTTCTTTCGTTTTCTCTGGTTTGTCTTCTGGATTCAGTTCTTTATCCGGTGGAATATTACTCTGCATGCCAAATACTTCCTGCTGACGTTTGATATTTTCTTCTGCTTCTTTCTCGACTGCTGCCAGTTCATCATCAACATTCTGAACAAACGGTACCTGAGAAAGTAGCGTTTTCTTGCTGACCTTTCCCCATAGATTCGATACAATTTGAGAGATTTCAAGCAGATTCTTCGGAAGTGCTCTGGTAAATGTCATGGTAATTCCTGTTGGATCTACCTGTTTTCCCTGCAGTGAAAGAAAATTGCAAAAGATCTTAATTCTCTTTCTGAGCCCTTTGCGATAATATCTGGTTTTGATCTTTGTAATATTTTCCATACCAAGAAGTTTGAACTCCATGGCCACACCAGATACATTACCTCCGAAGCTTTCATCTGTCATACATGGGATATGCGAAAACTTGTGAATATCCTGCTCAATGGCCTTTTTCAGGATCTCTACTCCAGATTCGTCAAATGTCCTTGTCAGGTACTCCGCTTTTGCACCATCCGGAACTTCCAGAACTTTTCTCTTTTTCAGCTGTTTTATAGCTGCCTCCATACCATCTTTCTTTTCACCATTTTCATCTTCGACCTCATCATCTGCGAGCAATGTGCCGTAAATGGCAAGAATTGCATCAATGAACTGCTCCTTATCTGTAACTCGGTCGCTCATCAATGCATTGTATGCATCAATCAGTGGAATCTGCAGTTCAAAATCGCCGATGGCCAGCTTATTATTCAAATATTCAATAATGGGAATTTCTCCCATGTAGTGAGGTACAGGCTTTTCCGTAGTCTCTTGCAAAATGGTTTTGTCATTCTGAATATCCAATTCGTATTTATAATTCGGAGTCAGTACCGTAGCCATATAACGATCTGGTTTTGTATTCGTATCATCTTTTTTGACATAATAATAGACAGCAAAAAGTTCATTTTCCTCGATGCTGTCATCTTTTACCATGAAGGTATTTTCTGCTGATACATTCTTTATACTCAAACAGGTTTCATTTTCTTTTACATAAATATATTCATAAGCAAGTCCATAAATAGAAAGCTCCAATCCGTTATCACCATCTACTTCATCGGCTCCAGCTATTTCCAGTGCATCCGTTAGCGCTGTAATGTCACTTTCTGACTTATACGACACAGGATTGCCAATGAAGTAACTGCTTGCTGTATCAGAGATGTCCTTTGCATGGTTACACACCAGACGATTGTCTCTGTTGGATTCTTCCAGGATTTTATGCTTGCCCTGATAGTAAGCCATGTTCTTTTTTAGCCTGTCGACCATGCTGATATGCTTGCTGATCAGCTGACGTATCATCTGTTTGTCCGGGTTATTCTCATCAAATTTCTCTCTAGGTATCGTAAAATTGTACATGTATTATCACCTCCTGACCTCACGGAATCTTGCTGTATTAGAACCAATCACAGTACTGCAGAAGTACCTGACAGCATCCATGCTGTGATCATGTTGTTTTATTGGTTTGTCTTCCCCTCTGTCCGCAGCCTTCTCATCCCAGATGTAGGAAGCAAATTCTTTGATCGTTTCTACACAGGAAGAAGCAAAAACAAGCTTTTCCAGATTCAGAAGCATCCCAACCAGTCTGATTCCATCCAGTACATCATTATTTGCTTTTAACACTTTGATGCCTCGCTTGCGTAATTCTGCAATAAAAGAAGCGGCCGATGGATCCACGATCATTGCTCTGATCTTCGTCCCATCAAGCCACTCTTTCAAGTCATCTGCATATTCTGAATCTGTCTTTTGTTTGCCGTTATCTCTTCCGGAATAGTAGTACTCACGGATGCAGTACCACTTACCATCTTTTCCTTTGTTCCAGAGTAAAAACACTGTAGCGTTCTGCGTACCATAGTCACAGGATACATATCTATTTCCATTTATGAGTATCTGAAAGAAATCTTTAATATCTCGAACATGCCTGGCATCATCGAACATATCATAGATAATCCCCTCAGCGGCCGCCCATAATCCCATGATGTAACGTTTAAAGAACACTCCTACGTACATACTTCGGTATCTGGCCTTGATCTCCTCATCCAGAGACAGATTGTCATCCATTGTGAAATGCAGATACAGAATGTTCTTCTCTGCACATTTATCTATCCAATTAACCTTGAACCAATGATATGGTCCATCAGGGTTGCAGTTAAACCAAAATTTAGAACCTTTTACAGAGCATCGTCCAGTAGCCTGGTTAACGAATGACTCTGGCATCAGTGCAACTTCATCGAAGAACACACCGGCAAGAGTAATGCCCTGGATAAGGTCCTGTGATCTCTCATCCTTGCCGCCAAAGATGTAGAAGTAGTTTTCCTTTCCATCTTTCCGGATCGTTAACAGGTTATCAGCTCTGTGATCAGTTACGGAATACCCTCTGGAACGGAGCATCAGTTTTAGCCAGAACAGAACATTTCGTCTGAAGGAACCGATGGTCTTTCCACACATTGCAAAGTTGTTGCCAGAAAACGAATTCATAGCCCACATTACAAATGACAGTGACATGCTGATTGTCTTTCCTGATCGGATAGCTCCATCAGCTATAATTCCATCTTTGCTGTGTACTGGTGATTCTTTGCACCACCATGTCAGCACCTGTTTCTGTTTCTTTGAAAACGGCGAAAACTGAAATGTCTGACCGATCTGTCTGTTCCCCCGGTTAATCTTCATTTTCTGCAGTTTCTCTTTCAGGGTTTTGATCTTGTCATTCATTTTCATTACCCCAAACCTCCGCTGCAGTCGCATTTATCGCATCCAGGAATCCATCATCTGTGGTATTCTCATCAACATTATCCTGTTTCAGCATTGCAAATTCAAGCTGCATAGTTGCAAGTTCCAGTTTCGCATCATCATATCCGAATTTATGAAGCGTCTCAATTGCTTTCTGCTTTCTTGCCTGTACTCTGGTAAGAGCATCCTCTATGGACTGAATCTGTCCAAGAATCCCTTCATACTTTTTCAATTCAGTAAGTTTGCCCTTTTCTATGCCGGAACTATACTCTGTTACCGACATTCCCGGAGGAACCGTTTCACTATCAGAATCTGACGTAGGATCTTGTCTTTCTAACATCCTCAACTGATCAATCCGTTTCAACATTCGTCTTTCACGGACTGTCAGAAGCTGTATCTCTTGTAAAAGTAGCTGTTCCTTATCCGGCTGTACTGTCTGAATCAGCTTCTGTTCATCTACATCCAAGGTATCAAAAAAGAGAGCTTCAAACTCTCCTGTCTTAACTGCATTCTTATTTCCCGGTGGTCCATTACCACCATGGCCTTCCGCATTTTTATTTCCCGGCTGACCACCTTTTCTTCTTTTGGAGCGTTCCGTATTTTTACGGAGCGTTCCATTCAATTGTATATCCCAGGAATCTTTTGATTTCCATCCTCGGATTGTCCCAGGCGAAATATTCAGTTGACTTGCAATCTCAACCAAATCAATCTTTCCGTCATGTTTTTTATATATTTCAAAAGCTTTATTCCGGTTCGGATCTCTTGCTCTTGCCAAGCCTCACCACCTCTCATTCGTTTCGTTTTTGATATTTGTTAAAATACAGTCCTGCCAGCACCATACACGACAGCCGATTGCTACCGTGACGAAAGGAGGTGCAAACGCTTACATACAGTGAATCCATGCCTAAAGTATGTATGCGCTGGTGCTGTGCACGCTGTATGAAAATTGGCATTAGAAAAAGGTGTCCGAATTTGACACCTTAATATTTCAAAAAGCGGAACTGCTGCCAGCTCCGCCCCTTTAAGGAGATACTATTATGAAAACCCACATTCACGCGCTTCCCTCACGTGATCGGAACAGATGGACTTGAACCACCGACACGCTGGATATAAGCCAGTTGCTCTACACTGCTGAGCTATGTTCCGAGATGGTTTGTCCCTTGGTAACGCACAAGGTAAGCCGGTCTTTCACTCGTCGTAAGCGTTGCTTTTCGGACCAGCCTCTAGTCATCAGGATAAGCAATAACCTTTTCCCTCAGGGATAAAAGGGTACTTGTAACTTCTCTTTTCGGAGAAGCGGGGAAAGAGCCGCCGGCCTTTAAGCCTTTGGCTACATTCTCATTGTACAACGAATTAACCGAATAATCCGAACTATTTTTACTTTATACCCTGATTTTTTAAATACTTGTCTCGAATCATCAGTCTCGGATAATCTTCATTGTGCGGCATGCCGATCTGCTTCGCAATCGCCTTCCAGGTCATCCCCTGCTTGTAAAACATCCGGAACACGCATCTAGTCTGTCCATCCTTGATATCGTCAATCCATTGATCCATGGCTTTGACCTTTTCTTTCTTGCGTTCCAGTACCTTCTCCCGCCGATCATACTTCTTCTGATCAAAACCGACAACGCTCTGTGGTCTAGGATAACCGGTCTGATAATCAAAGATCGTATCATTCCCAAGTCCTGCCTCTGTATTCTTCATCATCAGGAGTTCCAGCTCAAGTACTGGTATTTCCTGCTTCAGCTTCCGGTACCGGTCCAACATATCCCTGGTAACCTTAATCCCCATTACACAACACCCCTCATCATCATTTGCAGCTGTATGTAAGACGGTGTTGTACGATAACCCTTATCGTCTTTCAGCAACACACAATACTTGTACAGTTCAAGAACGATATAGGTTCTCTGGATTTTTCTGTCCGGCTTATGCTCTTCTCTGTACATTTCAGTGAGTACAATCTTCTGTCCGCGTTTCAGTCCATGTTCCTTCTCACGTAACTGCTGTAATTCTTCCCAGTGGGTATTCTGCATAGCCTGTCCGGAAGTCGGATCCGGATAACCTTCGTGATTTTTATATGCCATTTTATCACTCCTCTCCCCAGTCAAGTTTTTGTCCACATTTATTGCAATACAGGCTTGATCTATACAACCCTTCTGCTCCACAAATAGGACAATCCCCTTTTGTTGTATAATATCTACCTGAAAAATCTGGAATAGACTTCATATTTTTAGGCTTCTTCGATATCTGCTTTTCATTAATCACTCTATAACACGTCAGCTTTCTTCTCTGAATATCATATTCAAAATTGTGGGCTACTCCATATTCTGAACTGTAAAAAACTCCTACAAGAAACGGTTTTCCACTCCACCTACCTTTAGATTCACATTTGATGATTCCATACACTTCTAAATCCTTGCACCATACTGGTTGTCCTGACATTTGCCTTAATTCTTTCAGTGTTAGTTTATCCATTCTTCATCTCTCCCTATCCCTTCCCTGTATTTACAACCATTATCAACACATGTTATTTTTCCGTATCTAGGAGATGTTGGATTCTTACATGTTGCATAGTCATGTGAATAATGTTCGCATGTATAGCAACATTCCAGTGACATCAAATATACTGGTATCTGTTCAGGTGTCCTTGCCATTGTTCTTCATCTCCTTAACAAAATTCCAATTGTCCATCGTCTGCAAACTTCTGTTTCTTCTGACTTAATTTATTTCCCTGCTCTCTCAGTCGCTCAACACGCTCTTTCTGTTTCAGATTCGCCATATAATTATCATCAACTTCCGACGGAACTTTCAGGAAATATTCTTCTGGAAGTGTCATTCCAGTTTTCTCACATAACTCTGCGATAGCTCTTTTGTACGAAATAATATGATTCCTGGTCAGATTCAGATTACAGCCATCCGGCCAAAACGGATCATTACAACCATTTTCATTGATGAATGTCCACGCAGCACGCTCACGGATTATCAGGCTGCATAGTAATTTCAACTGTTGTTCTGGTGTATTCTTTTTCATGGCAGTACCTCCGGATAATCAAATATTGTCATCTGTACAGGTGGAATATCTTCCCACTCAACTCCAATGTAATCTAGTACTCTTCCCCATCCGTATTTCTCGCCAGTCTCCGGATCTGTACAACAACGGTACATCCAAAACTCCCAGGCTTTCGGATTTCTTTCCCGTAACCGGTCAAATCTATGTGGACGCTGTTCCAAATGAATTCCGAAACCACACATTTCACAACCGGTTCTCTGAGCACCTGTCGTTCTCAACACTCCAATGTCGTTTTCTTCGATCATGCCATATATTGCCGGAACAATAGAATCTACCGGGACATATTCCTTAGGACTTCCGTCCTTATTTCTCCCATAAGGCTGTTCATGGAATTTCTTTTCGAAATAATCTAAATGATCGTGATACCATTTGTCCATCTCCAAAGCAAGCAACAATATATCCTGCCTCAAAAAGATTGCAAATGGTGCAGATCTGATTACTGTCTTGCCATAATAGTTGCAGCCATGCTCGATTAGTGCTTCCTCTCTCTGGCCGCCTTCACTGGCCATCATTCCAAGATATGGTGCACTGTTATGCTGTTTCGCCCAGTCATCGCATGGTTTTTCCTTTAACCAGTAACAACATTCCTTTGATACCTTGATTTCTGGATCCGGTTTTCCATAATGCGTACCTTCGTTCTCATTTTCATAGCCGCCAAACTTATTGAGCCATTTCTTCGGTAACTGCATTCTGCTGTTCTTGGCAAAGTGCCCCTGTGCTCCACATTCACCAGTAATAATTGCATGTCGTACTGTTTTGTTATCTGGTGTTGGATTCTGTAACAGGTTGATTCTGCCGGCTATCTTCTTGCTTATTACTGGGAATCCCATCTCATTCAATACCTGAACTTTAGATTTGTATGATCTGACAATCTCGATTCCCAGTGCCTTATGTACTCTCTGAATGCTGACATCTTCTACATGTGTTACCGATATGGCCGGTACTTCGATTCCAATGCTCAGCAACCAAATATAAAGCGTGATACTGTCTAAGCCTCCAACACTGACATGACAATTCATATCTCTGCTTAAAAGTTCCTCATAAAACTGCCAGGCTCTTCGTGCCTGTCGCTTCAGCTTTAGCTCATAAGGCAGCCTTTGACGTGCCGTAAATATAGCTCTCTGTTCTTTTTTCTGTTGCTTCCACTCTTCCGTGGTAAGTTCCTTTTCTCCCATTTCTTTCAGAAGCCCGGTATACCCTTGCCCCGGCCGGAGGCTGGCTCCTTTCTGTCTATTTTCACGACCCCTTCATTACGAGTGAAGGGGTCAATACCTCATTGTTCTTCTGTTGAACTGCCTTAACATTGCATCTTTCCATGATTCTTTATGCTGACCGCAGGTATCATCATCATGGACCAGGATCCCTTTGCGGTCACAGAGACCATCGTCATTCTCAATACATGTTGCACAGGTCTTATCCATAAACTATTCCTCCTCAGTTGTTCCATCTGATCTCCAGCTCGATTCCAAGCTGTTCTTTTATGCTCTCGATGTAATCCGGCCATGTTGCCAGATCATTTGTCAGATACTCAGCTCCCTTGTCCATGCCATCCATGTATCTTTGGCATCGAATCTGACCGAATCCGAAATAATCATGCAGCACTGCAATACTTAGTATTGTAAAGGTATCCAAGGTCATTGCCTTGATCTGTTCAGATGCTTTGTCCAAATCCTTTACTGCCAGTGATGTATGTACTCCGGTAATGTTCCGAAACCTGACTTCTTTCTCCAGAGCTTCAATTCCCCCCTGACGTACTATCCTGAGGGCAAGATCAAGACCATCTTCACGGCCTCGCTCATATTCACGCATCTTGTTCATCCGGCTTTTCTCCTCTTTGCAAGATATTCCAGCTGACGTACAGTCTCCAGAATCACTGTTGTGCATAATTCTGTGTTACTCTTTCGGATCAACGCTTCCGCTGTGCCTGTGAGTTCTTTCCAGGCTGGATCATCTTCAACCAGAATACCGTTATATTGTTCATATAAGTTTCTTGCCTCTGGGTACAACTCCCAGAGCTTTGTCAATTCCTGTCCTGTCATAATTCTTCGATCCTGATATAAATCCCGGGAACCTGCGACCAGAACTTTTCTACAATTTCTGATGCCACAAGAGCATCATCTTCCCAGAAGCCAACTCTGGTCATGCAGTCCTTTAACAGCTTCTGCAAATTGTCCGTGTCTGGTTTTGTGATCCGGTATGCACCATTGCCATGTTTGCCATCATCAGGGAAACACCACTTCGTTACCAATCGAACACCTTTTCGATATGGTTCTTCCGGAACTTCCCTGCCAAGATATGCCATCAGTTTCTGCCTGGCTGCTTTTAATTCCGGTGGATCGTAAAATACTGGCTTGCCATTCACGACAGCAACTTTATGTTTCTGGTGTGTTACTGTCGGAGGATTCATAGCCAAAAAAAATTCAGTGCTCATTTTTTCAACTCCTTCTTTCACTGCTCAAGGTATGGTGCCCACCTGAGTGCGGGTGGGTGGTCGTCGTGCGTGAGCTTATCGCACGACTACCTACCCCGCTAGGTGGGGGGAGCACAACCTATATACGTAGTATATATTGCGCACCCCTCTTTTTGCGCACTGCTCATGACCATAAAATTACGGTTATGCGCACCCGTGAACATGACCATAAAAAATATGGTTGTGCGCACTGCTCACAATCTAGGTTATGTTCAGTCTTGCGCACCCTTTCTTTTTATATATATCTTTCCATCTTCACCCTGATATTTTTCAAATTTATCTGTTAATTCTTTCTTTCTCCTCTTGCCAATTCCAAGCCAAGAAAGCAATTCTTTAGAACTAGTATCTAATGCATCTGCCAATTCCGTAGCAGATATTTCTCTGCCATCAAACTCAATATTCTGAAATGCAATCTCAAATTCATTCAGCTTGCGCTCACGAGTTTTCTGAGCATTTTCTTTCCTTTTCTGTGCTGCTTTTTCCCACATCGGTTTCTCCGCTTCCAACTGCAGATCCTTAAGACTTCCAACCTGATCGATACGATGTACCGGATAATCAAACCACAGATTTACTGGATCAAACTTCGGAAATTCTCGCAGTGTTCCTTCTATTCTCCATGCTGTTCTTGCCTTCACAGTCTTCTTTGCTTCCTCAATCTGACGTTCCAGTGCTATCATCTGCCACTTATCAAGGTGCCCTCTGCAGTAGTCCAGCATCTGTGTACTGCTTAGAAGATCATCCTGCGAAAGGTCATCCTGCCACTTGAAATGAGCGTCTAAAAAACTCTTGCAGGCACCACAGATTGCTTTATTCTCTTCCTGTTTCATCAATGCTTCTGTAGGTTCAAGTTCAATCAGGTCAAGCAGCGCATCCGGATCACGGGCAAATACTCCGGAGCCAGAAGCACGATCCATGGACTTCTTGCCTCCCTGGCTTCCTTTTGAATGATGATGACAGTAAATTACCGCACAGCCAAGCTCTGTGCATACCTTGTCAAACTGGTTGCAGAAGTTAGCCATCTGATCCGCGCTGTTCTCATCGCCGGTAATAACCTTATAGATCGGGTCAATGATTATGGCCACATAATCTTTCTTTGCAGCTCTTCTGATCAACTTAGGTGCAAGCTTATCCATTGGTACTGATTTGCCTCGCAAATTCCAGATATCAATGTTCTGAAGGTTCTCCGGCGCGATTCCCATAGATGTATAAACATCCTTGAATCGATGCAGACAGCTCGCTCTGTCCAGCTCCAGATTGACATACATCACACGTCCCTGCGCACAATACCACTGCAGCCATTTCTTACCCTCTGCGATGGCAATGCACAGCTCTATCTGCAGGAATGACTTACCAGCCTTGGAAGGACCTGCAATCAGCATCTTATGTCCTTTTCTGAGTATTCCTTCAATCAGACATGGGGACAGCTCCGGGAGATTATCCCATACACATTCCAGTCCCTCCGGTTCCGGGAGATCATCATTTACCCCCTCAATCCACTCATACCATTCATTCCAGGATGCTTTTCCCAGATTGGTATCTACAATGAATTGTTTCTTTTCTCCACGCTGCACACCGGGCATTCTGGATAATCTGGAAGGATTCCTGTTCTGCGTATCAACGTCAATCCCGTTTTTCTGACATACTTCATATAAATAATCTACACGCTTCCTGTACTCACTGTAATCAGCTGCATCCACTCTCACGATAGCGTGAAGACTTTTCTTTCCGGAGTACACCAGACAGGCTATTGGAAGTTCCAGCTCACGCAGAATAGCATTCTGCTGTTCGATATCCATATGGTCTGATTCGACCAGTGCATATCTGTATTCTGTTACATTCTCATTTTTACAGCCGTTTCCATCCAGTGGGTTGAAGCGGATCCACGCACCTGCTTCTGGATTATAATCACCAAGTACAGAGCCAATATCTCCGTTACAACTATTCAGCTGTTCGATAAGCTGTCCTGCTGTACGATCCCAGGAACCTTTCTGTGGAAGCCAGCGTGTACCTTTTTCATCAGTTTTTTCCCAGCTGCCGGTCACATATCCTACATTTTCACCTGCTTCGAACAGTGTTTCCAGATATGTAATCAGCTGCTCGGCCGGATTCCAGTTCTCAGGCTCCTGAATCTCTTTTCCTTCCAACCAGTTCTTATCCACAACAACACGGTCACTGTCAACCTGAATGCTGTCATTCCAGTCCAGTTCATGCCCTCTTTCAGGCACCCAGCCATGTTCGATTGCCATCTGAACAATCGTCCCACCAGTCACCGGAGATGAGGATCCTGAAAAGGTTCTCCATTTTTGCTCGCATTCTCCTGCATGGTATCTGCTGAAATCTTTTTTGCTCCACTGATCCCAGACGCTGATCGGATAGCCTTCCAGCTTCAGTGCCATTCCGACATTCACCCAATCCTGATAGCTCAGAGAACCGGGATCGATGTATTCAATTATTTCTGCAAGGCTTGTCCTCTGCTCCATGTTTACGCTCCTTTATATTCCTGTGGTACAATATCACTTGGGATTCTCCATCCATTACCGGCGATCCGGTCAATCAGATTCTTTGCTGTCTCAAATTGCCATGTTCCTACATGCTGAAAGCCTCTGCTCTCCAAAAAACGAATCTGTTTTGGAGTGGTAAGTCCTTCTGTTTTCCGCTTTTCTAGTCGATCAAGAATCTTCGCAGCCTTTCCTGCATTATCGATCTGATCTGGGAGAATACCCAGTTTTTCCAATGTATTCTTCTGTTTATCAGATGGCGGTCCCATCTCCCATCCAAATGACGGTACATAGCTTGATAAGTCCTCCGCCTGAATCGACATCTCGAACTGTAACGGATCTACAAGTTTTTTCTTTCGTCTTTTCATCTCTGCAAGCTGTTTCGCAAGGGATTCTTCTCTCTGTGCCACAACATCCTCTGATGCTTTTTTCTCTGCCTCTTCAATGTCAACCGGCATACCGGCTTCTTTTTCCAGATTCTCAGTCATCTTCTGGGCTACTTCTGCACTTTCACAGATCAGGCTGGCCGGATGACACAGCTCATGCCGCTCTGTATGCCAGAGAAAATCCAACAACAACAGGTGATCTTTTCCTGTTTCTGGTGACAATCTGGTGCCTCGTCCAACCATCTGACAGTACAAACTTCTGACCTTTGTCGGTCTCAGAACTACAATACAATCAACAGACGGGCAATCCCAGCCTTCTGTCAAAAGCATCGAATTGCAGAGCACATTATATTTTCCAGAATCAAAATCTTTTAAAATCTCAGATCTATCCTGACTATCTCCATTTACTTCTGCAGCGCGGAAACCATTTTCATTCAGCAGATCACGGAACTTCTGACTGGTCTTTACTAACGGAAGAAACACAACAGTTTTTTTATCCTGACAGTATTTCTTCATTTCTTCTGCAATTCCCTGCAAATACGGATCCAATGCAGTGCTGATATCACTTGCCTTGAAATCACCTGCCTGTACGGATACACTACTCATATCAATCTTTAATGGAATCGTCAGTGCTTTTATTGGTGACAGATATCCCTCTTTGATTGCTTTCGGAAGTGTATATTCATAAGCAAGAGATTCAAAATATGTACCAAGATTTTTCATATCGCCTCTGTCCGGTGTAGCTGTAACTCCCAGTACATGCGCTCCTGAAAAATGCTGTAACACTCTCTGATAGCTGTCAGAAATACAATGATGTGCTTCATCTATGATGATCGTGTCGAAATAGTCAGATGAAAAACTGTTCAGACGTTTTTCTCTCATGAGGGTCTGTACAGAACCGACAACTACACGGAACCATGTGCCCTGGCATGAAGACTCTGCTTTTTCTACTGCACAACCAAGCCCTGTTGTCTTTTTCAGTTTGTCAGCCGCCTGATCCAATAGTTCTCCACGGTGAGCAAGTATCAGTACTCTGCTGCCCTGACGAACACAGTCTTCTGTCACTTTTGCAAAAACTACCGTCTTACCACAACCTGTGGGAAGGACCAGCAGAGTTTTTAACACTCCGCTATCCCACTGTTCAAAGATTGCTTCCTTGGCTTCCTGCTGATATGGCCTCAGCTCCATTTTTTAAAATCCCCCTGGTGTAAATGCCGGTTTTGACGCTTCTTTCGGATAAAGCTTCTCAATGTAATTGTATTTCTTTGTCGGATCTTTTGTCCCTGCTCTCAGCCCGATCTTTGCTCGTGCAGTCTTACCCGGCAGTGCACTCCAGTCCATACGGAGCTCTTCACCTTCTTTTTTCAGACCGACACCACGGAACAGTTCTGACAGTTTCCATTCCAGACTACTGTGCAGCACATAGTTTTCACGAATAGTTATTTCTCTGTTTGGAGCATGTACATTAAAATAAACCACCGCCATATTGCATGCCGGAAGTTTTCCACTTCCTGATGATCTGCTTCTGTCAAATTTTTCAATCGTTACATTGTAATCACCTTCCGGAAGCGGCTCAAATTCCTGCGCATCTTCCTTAATGGTGTCTTCCCAACCAAACTCTCTTCCTTCTGTTGCCATATCTCATATCCTCCTTAATTATTAAATGGTACTTCCTGTTTTTCTTTCATTTCCCTGATCATACCGTAAACCTGCTGCCATGCTCCGATCAGACATCCATCAATAAAGTCCTTATCATAATCTTTGATCTTCACATCTGCCGGATAATAACCCCTTGCAGCCACTACATTCTGGATGTCCCATTCATCTACATGATTTTCTTCCATCAGATCACGCAGCGCCTTAGGGATTCCTGGATCCTGTGCCGGGAATGCTTTCTGTTCTTCCTGCTTAACCGGTTCATTCAACGGAAGATTCATCTGCTCACCTGCAGTATATGTCTGCTGAGTTGGTTTCGGGACAGGCTGTGTTGTTTTTGGCTTCTCCACCTGATAGGCAGGTTGTGGTGAACGCACTTCTGCTTTTTTCTCTGGCTTTCCATTAATGATGTGTGCAATGGATGAGAAGCTGAATGGCACCTGTTCCGGAAGTCCATAACGGTTCTTCGCATCCCAGCAGGCATGATGAGACGTATACATTACACGTTCTCCGCCTTGTGCTTTTCTCTTCTGTCCTTTATCATCTACTGCTATGGAAAATGTCTTATAGTTTGCAAACAGCAGCATGTCCGCCCATTCCTTAATGAGTGGCGATGTCTGGGAAGATGTTTTCTTTCCAAGTTTCAGTTCCCAGCGGTCATAGGCTCCCAGCTCATCCGGCTGCTCAAATTTCCTGATCTGGGCATGCGCGGTCAGCACCACATTTACACCAACTTCAACCACTTCCGAAAGCTGGTTCAGGAAGCGTCCCATTTCTTCTTTGGTATAAACATAACCATTTCCATATCCAAAATCTTCAATTCCGGATTTCTGATGCTTATCGCAAATGCTCTGGATACACATGGATTCAGCCCAATCCACCGTATCAATAACTAATGTCTTGCAGACATCCGGATGATCCTTCACATACTGGATTTCTTCCAGAAGCATCTGCCAGCTTGTAGGTTTGGGTAATCTTGCCACATCCATAGAATTTGTGCTGCCTTCTGTATCGATAAACACCGGATCAGGAAACTGGCTGGCAAATGTTGACTTTCCAATGCCTTCTGGACCGTAAATCACCACTTTCTTTGCACACGGAATAATTCCTTTTGTAATCTTCATTTAAAATGTACCTGCCTTCCATTCTTTCTTTTCAGGTTCTTCCGGTGTCTTCTGTCCAACCACATATCCGTCTTCGATAATGATCGAACACTCATCACCGGTACTTACTCTTGTTGCGATTGCCTGAAGACCTTCTGCTTCCAGCCATTCACCAAACTCCTGTAAAGACTTCATATCCATCTGTTCCAGCTTGTCCAGAAGCACAAAGCCGCAGTTTGGATTCAGCTTTCTCACAATCGCAGTTGATACCTTTAACCGGTCAGAACCAGACATGTTATCCCACTTCTGACCTTTGTAGATCAGTTCACCTTCCTTGACAGAAAGTTCTGGAAGAGGAAGTTCTGCTGCATTCAACAACTCTGCTTTTTTTTCTCTTACATCTTCAAGATCTTTTGTCAGCGAATTGTACTGATCACGATATGTTTTGGCATCATCTTCCGCTTTTTCCTTGTCCAGATTTGCCCTGACTTTCCGGTTGATCTCTTCAATGTTGGAAATATTCTGTTCAAGCTCTTCCGTAGATTCGTCGTGCAGATCCAGTGCAGATTTTCTTGCAATCTCCAGATCACTTTCCACCTTTTTCTGTTCGGCCAGCAGATTGGCCATCTGCTCATTGATCCGCTGGTATCTCTGCTCTAACTGGTGCAGCTGTTCACGTTTTCTCTGATTCTCTCCGTTTCTTGCAAGGATTTCCTGCTGCTGACGGATCAGCTCAGAAGCAGATATTAAATCTTTTGGGGCCTCCGTATAATATGGCTGTTCCTTTGCAAATTTCTCTTTCTGATCTGCAGTACGTCCAATGTATAAACGTTCCTGATAAAG